GCATCAGCCAGCGCAAAGTCGATGTTGAGGTTTAGAACCATTGCGAGAATCCACCGCCATTCAATCCTACACCGACCATGCGTATCGTTGCGACAGCGTCGCCCAGATACTGCATCGTCTGCTCCTGCACAGCTTGAACCGCTTTGGCTTCGTAGGCCACTGCTTCCTGAATCAAATCGTTCTCTTCCTTTCGAATCGCCATGACCATCAGCTTGATGGCATCAGCGCACGGAGGAATAAGGTAGTCATTGACGCTCGTCGCGTTGATGTGGCGCATCTTCGCCATGACCGTCACCGGCTTATCCTCGTCGTTGTTACAACGATCTGTCAGGTAACTGCGACGATACTGCGGCAAAGTTTCATCAGGGTCGTAAACTGCCAGATCCGTTTCCAGAGCGGTCGTCGCATCGTACTCGTACAAGCGGCTGACCGTGTTCGTGGCCTCACGAATGACGCCGGTCAGTTCGATAAATTTCTTGGTAGACTGAACGTACGGCAAAGCGAGCGTCAGCTTTTCTCCGTCAATCCACGCGCCACCGGACTGCGTTCGAATCCACTGACCGTTCTGATCGACACCTTGCAGCGTGATGGTTTTGCCGACATCCGAAGCGTCGCCAGGGTAGACTCGAAGATAGCTGTTAGTACCGCCAGACATGTCGCGGTAAGAAACCACAGTACCACGATCAATAAGCTGCTTCCCAACGCACACTTGATTGCCATTGAGAAGTCCATATCCGGTTTCCTGAAACTCGAACCATTGATTGCGAACCGTTCCGACTCCGCAGCAGTCAGCTACAGCCTCGATGGTTTCGATCTGTCGCGGCCAAGTGATGCAGCCACCTACGGTGTGAATCGTGAAGCGTCCGTACGCTCCAGCCCACAACCCCTTGTGTAGAAGCCTTCGACACGCCTGATTGATGTAATCATAAACGCGCTGATCATCGACACATGTGCCGATGACCCGAGCGATTGTGGAGCGAATGTCCTGAACGATTAGCTTCATTTGGTGTAGTAGACTCGGCCAGTTCGCTTGATAAAGTAAACACCGTAAAACGGCGGCAGGTTGTTATGGGCCGCATCACCCCCAGTGGATGAGGTGGCTACATTCGCTGTAGTTCCATACTGAACACCGTTGGCTCCGCCGTTATTTGCATCCGCAGTTACAAGCGGGAAGAAGTTGTGAGCGTGGGCAGGCATCTCAGGAACTGTCAGCGTGTGCTTGTCCTCGCCGACAACAGAAGTTGTGGTGGTAGTTCCTTGAACAGAAACAGCGCCGCTTGCGGCAAAAGCACCAGCACCGACCGGGAATCGAGCGTCAAACGCGTTGTCAAGTTGCCACATCGAACCGGCGTAAGGATTGCCAGAGTAGACAGTTCCATCTCCGCCATCGTACGACAGCACATCAGTGCTTGTTCCAACAAAAATACGACGCTCAGAACTTCCAGCCGCAACCGGATTTTGGCGCGCCCAATATCCGCCGTTGAACACCCACCAATTCCCATTCTCATCCAACCACGGATAAACCTGATTGTTCAGCGCAGGAGTCGTAGAACCAAAGTTGAAGAACGAGTTTCCAATCGCGCTGTTGAACGTCGCCTGAGTGCCTCCGATGATATCGTTGGCCAACTGTTGGTAGTTGGACGGACAATAATTGTACGGAAGGCTTGGAGCTGTGAGCGTGATGAGCGTTAGATTTGCCATACTATTCCGATGAGTAGAGAAGTGGATTTATGTCGCAACCTTCAAGAATCTTGCACCCCTGGAATGTCCTGCACTCGCCAACGGCAGATTCCTGAACGTCGTAAGCGTGAACTCGAATGCTCTTGATGCGGCAGTAACCGGAAATCGAGATGTTAAGCTGAACCTCGTAAAGATTCCTGGTCGGAGTGCTGATCGTGGAATTACACGGGATATCCGTAGGAGTCGGCAACCGCATCTTCGGCCTGTACTGAGGCTGAAAGTTGCTTATCGGACAAAGGTTATCACACTGCGTCGTAATCGCGCACTCACTCCATTCCGCCCACTCAAGCCAGCTAGGGTATTGGTCAGGGCGATACTCCACGTTAAATCCGACGTTGCCATCTAGCGAGTCGATGAAAATGTCGCCCGAATCGAGCTTCTTCAGTCCGAACGGAAGCTCGAAATTGTAGGCGCGAGTCTGAACCAACCATTGAATCTCCTTCTTTGGATCGGATAGATTCGAATCGAACTTGCTGGTCTTGCTGACCTCCCAAATCTGGATTGTGTTGTCCGATCCGCGAGCGATTGCGAAACAAGCGTCTCCGTAAGCGTTCTCGGTCTTGAGAATCTGCAACACATCCAATCCGGTCCAGATTCCAGCCCAAGCAGGAGGAAATTTTTTCCTCAGCGAGGTAATCAGATCGAAATCAAGAACCATCAACGCCTTGTGGATAACTCCGTCAGCCCTGTAACGAGGCTGTCCAGTCATCAGCAGCCGGTTGTCAAACACAACCGCAGAACTGGCCCACAGCAAATTCGTCTGATCGTTCTCTGCGATATTTAGGATTTCGTTGCTGATGGGTGTATTCCCCCAATCGTTGAACGAACGACGAGCGATGATGAACGAGCGAACTCCATCGACAGCTCGGTAGAAAACGTCTCCGTTAACCGTGATGGCAGACCTAGAGCCAAGCGCGCCACTGGTCAGCAAGCTAATAGCCTGAATCGGATAATTCAGGTTCTTCCAAGTATCACGATCTACTGGAGCTTGGATGCTGAAGACGTATCGCGGAGTGAAGATAAGAAGCGGTCCTTGCCCAAGCGACGTATCTGGATTGCCGGGGACGGCCATTGCCGTGATGCCTCCTGAATCCGACGGAACCGCGAAGTCTCCGCCCTCATTAAGGAAGGTGTTCTCGGTTTCCTTGAGAACACTGGCTCGCGTTCCATCCCCATAAACGATGTCAGTCGCTCGAAACGAAAACCCGTCAGGAAGCGCGTACCAGATGCGTCCATTGACGTAGGACATCATCTTCCCGGTCTTTATTTCGTCGTCGGTTGCGCGGCGCAGATTCGTTCCGTTGAAAATCAGCGGCTTGCTGAATCCATCTTGAATGACGACAAAGTTTTCCGCTTGAACCATCCATCCATCAAGCAGGTTGGAAGGATTCTCAAGATTCGGAGAAACCGTCAAATTCTGGGCGTTATTTTGAAGGCAGTCGTAAAGCCACACTTTACCACTGATCAGCATCAGAATGAACGTCTGACCGTTGTCTCCGATGTACGGAAGCGCGCACTGGAATGTGCCTGTCAGACTTTGAGAGCCATAACAATTCTCCGACCATCCATCAGCCGTCACGTTGGTTTGATCCGCCGTAACCTCAGCATTGTCCGCTGTAATCGTCGTGCAGAGATTGTAATCCTTCTGAACGAAACCGGGGCGAGGAGAAATGAAACTCTGCCGGAAGCTGGCGTTCACCGCAAACGCCACCTGATTCTTGTCCACCTCAGACGGCATGACACCGGCATCAATGCCACCTTCAAAGGTGACAGATCCGTCCGTGTACCTCCGTGGTGCGCGTTCGCTCATGGCTTAAGCCTGAATCCGTTGGATTGAGAATGAAGCTCCCTCTCGAATGTAATATGTATTTAGAGAACTAGTCGTAACTAAAACCTCATAGTAATCACCAATCGATGCCTGATCTATGTACTGAATAAAAAATGGTCCAACTAAACCCGTCGAGTTTGTTGACTGAATATTTGCAGGTCCAATATCGGTCGTTCCATTTTTTCTAATCTTAAAAGAAACCGTAGATGATGTTCCCGTATCTGCACTTAACATTAAGGCAACATCTATTTGGTAATAACTTGCAAGAGCTGCCGTAAACCGACCTGTAGCCGCAGTAAATCGTGATGCGGTATCAATTCCAGTCCAAGATCCAGACGGAAATTCTGTCAAACTAAACGGATTCTTAGTTAAACTCGGGCCGATTTGCGGCGCACCAGCACCCACAGTTCCGCTTACCCTCCGCGTAAAAGTTTCATAAACGAACGCCGCCGCAGCTCCCGTGGCAGCGATGGTAATCGTTCCAGCGCCAGGAGTAATCGTGACGTTCGAACCAGCGGTCAGGCTTGCGAGAGCAAATCCAGAACCATTTCCAATGAGCAGTTGGCCATTGGTTGGAGTGGAGGACAGATTTGTTCCACCCTTCGCAATCGGAAGAACACCGCTGATGTCCGCTACAGGAACAGAGGCAACAGTCGAAACAGCACCAAATCCAACAGATCCTTGAGTCTTGAGGTAGCCAGCAGATAGCGAATCGAGAGCAGTCTCGTTCGTCAGCGTGGCGTCTGAAGTGCGGCAAATGTACGACGCGCCAACCGGAGCGCCGCCCGACGCACCAGGAGCGCCAGTCGCCCCAATCGCACCAGCCAGAGTGATAAGGGAATTAGCCGGAATCAGGGTGGTTGGAACAGCGTTGGCGATTCCAAGGACACCCGCAGCAGGGTTTTGAAGCGTCAGTTGCAGTCCATCAACCGACAGCACCTGCATATATCCAAGACCCTGAATCGATACGAAGAACTGGCCAGCAACCGATTCTGGCAGAAATTGGGTATTATCTACGAAAACAAGGACGCTCGACCCAAGAGCCGGAACAAAAAACGAGGCTGTCGTGTAGGTGAACGAATCGATTCCGTTCGTGCCATTCGTACCGTTGGCTCCCGCAGCCCCTTGAGGGCCGGGGATATTCACGACTACCGGCTCGGAGTCGCAAGGCTGGCAGCAGCCGGATGAAGAAACAAGTTGCGACGGCATAATTTTCCTTTCGCAGAACGTCAAGTCCAGCGAGAACTATTGCAAGGCCAAACTATGGCAGAGCAAGCGTCCGAGCATCAACTTATTCAGCACAAGTATGGAATTCGTTCTCCGGTCAAGATTCCTGACCTTGAGCTAGAGCTTTACGCATTCCGAAACCGACTCCAGCCCAATGAGGGCGGACTAGGTACTTTCAACCATTTTGTTAACGCCACCAAAATGCTCTGGCCAAAGATGAGCTGGAATCCGTGGCTTGAAAATCAAGCAGAAGACCTATGTGAGCATGACTACGTTGGGTGGGCAGGATGTGGCGCGTCCGGCAAGACCTTTGGGGCAACACTTTTCGCTACCGTCTGGTGGTTGGCCAACCCTGCCAAGTCAACGGTTGTCCTGACATCGACGACCGCGAAGATGATCCGAAAGCGTATGTGGGCCAATCTTCAGGATCTTGTTCGGAAATCGCGCGGATTTCCCGGCAACATGGTCGATTCGAAAATGGCGCTTCAGGCTATCAAAGGTGACGACCGTCATTCGATTTCAGCTATTGCCGTCGCCGAAGGCAACACTTCGAAGGCGGTGGCCAACATTCAGGGTATTCACGCCGAGCGGGTGATGGTCATCATCGATGAGGCGACGGACACGCCCGAAGCAGCTTTCGAGGCTTGTACCAACCTTTCGAAGGGTTGCCGCGAGTTCAAGATGTTGGTTATCGGTAATCCGGCATCGAAGTACGATCCACACGGTCGATTCTGCACACCGGCAAAAGGTTGGCGCAGCGTAACGATTGAAGATCAGCATTGGCTGACCGAGCGCGGCATGTGCCGACGATTCGACGGCATGAAGTCGCCCAACATCAGCGAAGGGCGAACGAAGTACCCATACCTTATAACGCATGATCAGGTGTTATCCGCTATGCGACATGAGGGTGAGCAAAGCCCTACGTTCTGGAAGTACACGCGCGGATTCTGGAGTCCTGACGGCATGGTCAAGACGGTGTTGTCCGAATCACTGATCGAGACGCACACACCTACAAGAAAGTTGACGTTTACCACAAATGTCCAAGTCGTTGCCGGTCTTGACCCAGGCTTTGGTGGCGACAGATGCGTTCTTCGCTTCGCCAAGGTTGGCACAGCAAACGACAAGGTCAGCATACTTTTTCAGGATATCATCCAGATATCCCCAAACGCTCAGCTAACGGAGCCAGTTCACTACCAGATAGCCAACCGCGTCAAAGAGGAGTGCAGCAAGCGCGGCGTGTCGCCCGATAGGTTCGCTCTCGATTCAAGCGGTGAGGGTGGTGGTCTTGCAGATATTCTGACCCGCGAATGGGGCGTCGTTCATCGCGTTGAGTTTGGCGGCTCTCCGTCAGCCATTCCGGTCAGCGATGAAGACAGTCGGCCATGCAATGAGGCATACGACCGCAAGGTGACTGAACTGTGGTTTTCGATGCGTAAATGGGTTGTCGAGGAGCGTGTTGGAGGAATGGACATTGAGACTCTTCAGGAGTTCTGCGCGCGCATGTTCGACGATTCCAAGCG